AAAGCTGGTGCTTCATCAATTTTCGCCTTGCGGCGCAAGTTGATGCCCTACTTTAGGGTCCCTCTCTGGCCGTACCATTTTGTTAAGGTACGGTCTTTAACGCCAAGCAATTATGGCGTCACCCATCTCTGGACCGCTTTACTTCTAAAGCGAACCGGGGATCGTTGCAGATGTTTCTCGTCCTCAGGCATTGCCTGAGAACAAAAGAACTTCAGCAGCGCTTCATAACCGTCGACAACGTCCTTCCGATGTATCGGAAGGACACAAAAGGCCTTAAGTTTAGGCCTTTGCAAGTGAGGATTCCAACCTTGGAACTCACATGCGTCTTGACGAGTATGAAGACCAAGCGCCCCTGTGTTTCGGCGTATTAGTGGAAGTCTGCTTCCTATTGCAGCCTCCACCCACCGGACACAGAGGTCGGCCACTTCGTAGTGACCCCTCGCGAAATAACTATTTGCGAGGGAAACGAAGTGTTCCAATATGCTTGGGTTCCTTTTAGAGATGTTGACCGGATGGTGTCTAACATATATGGGAGTCACGTCGACTCCCGCGTATGCGTCAACACCACAGCTTTCCTTAAAGTTGCCTCTGAGGAAGCTTTTCGACAGGTTGACGGTTAAGCCAGCCTGAGTTATCCAGTCGACTACCTTGTGTGCAGCACGTGTTGGCACGATGATGTCATCACCGTAAACGCGCACATTCTTAGCGGCACGCACAACCCGCCCATACGTGGGTACTTGCCCATCGATAAGCGCAGCAATTGCCAAGACGGCAAATACTATGCTTTGGACTGGGAAGGTCGTTGCGTTACCCATGCCGGCAAACTTCTCTAAACGAATCGGACCTTCGTCCGTTTCGAGCAGAGAGGATCTACAGCCGAGAAGCCCCTCAAGTAAGAGGGGTCTGCCCTTAAGCACCTGCTCTACAAGCCTTACGGTTAGTAGGTCAGAGGCCGATGACAGATCGATTGTAGCCCATTCGTCGGTTAGGGATCCCTCAAGAGCCAACTTTTGGTTGTGCTCTTGAGAATTCAGGTCAAGTGACCATCGCAATATAGGGTCCTTTTTGATATGATCGCGAAGGACTTTATTGTACCCCTGTTGGATAAACTGTTTCCAGCAGGGTTCGATGGTTATCGTGCGCCGAGAACGCGAGTTCTTTGGCACCGTAATTAACTTGGCCTGGTCGCTAAGAGGGTCGTTGTCGATCGGTTCCCCAGCGTGGCCTGATACGTATTGAAACGTATCAAAGCCATACTCGGGTAATGCGTCAAGATGACGCATTATGACGGACCACTTCTGGTTCGGCATAACAGATTCGGCAACGCTACCGGGACCGTGTTTGAACATCATTTCCCTAGTATCGATAGATTCGATATTAGGTAGTATATGACGGCAAACACTATCGAGTATGAAGAGCTTTCGGGAGTCGAGTTGAAACGACCCCCTACATGTATCTTCACACTTGATAAACTTCTGCTTGGCCTGGCGATCAAGTATCTCAACCTGATCGTCATCGAGCTGAAGCTTCTTGAACATCCTACAAATTTCACGCATCATTACAATGACGTGAATACTTGGGTTGTTCAAGATAGACCCAGTAATGATATCGAACACTTCACAGATCATACCTGAGAAAAGTCTCGGGATTGATCCCCCTCTGGTTTTCTTAAAGCCAGGAGGGCAGGTGAACTTGCCAGACGCTAAACCTTCGTCGAAGGCATCGCATAAGGCAGGTAAAGCGACAGTTAGGAAGCTGTCGCCCTCGTGTTCGACTCTCGACTCGATCGTCTTCAAATCACGATCGATCCCATTCACACACGGCTCCAATCTCTTGCATCCCTGCAGGAGAGCGGAGAGGAGTACTGATGGACTTTTCATGACTCACCTCGTAGGTTGGGTCATTCCATTGTCCACAGACTACCCGAAGTAGCGGATTAGATCCGTTACTCCCCGACGACAGGTTTGTCAGAAGGGGAGGCAGAGCTGGATTTCCCCGCCGTAATCTTGGTCTTCAAACCGAGATCCACGTCGGCTGATCGTAGCTCCGCGCACCCTCCTAACAAGGCGAACAGTAGTAGGCTTCCAATGAGAATTACTAAGATAGAGACGACCTCCAGCCCACACAAACATTTCTCCAATCGAACAGCAGTGAAAACTTGTGTTTTCACTCCAGTAGACGGAGTTAGTGTATTGTCGCAGGCGGCGGTCTTCTCGATAATAGGTTCTCGTCGGTATGCCATGTTCGGCCTCCTGGATGATCTTAGGCATAGTTCGTACTCCTTGAGTGCGGCCAGAGGCCACAGATCATGACACGTAGCGGAATTGCTACGTGGCTTAGACTGCCGTTATGACCAGTCTTACGACTGGTTTTGCAGCAGTTTGGCCGGGGTCACTTCCGAGTCGAAAACAAAGTCCCGAAGCGCGGTAACCAACGCAACCATATCAGCGTCGGTAAAGCCGAAATCGGGACGAGCAATCGACATGGACACACTGGCTTCCTTTGCCTGTGTGAGGCCGCTGTAAGGATTGACCGCGTTCAGCTTCTTCGTCAACTTGACGTAGTGGCGGTTCGTGGTCTTCCCAGGGGTGTGGTTGATGACAGTGGTATAACCATTGCCACCAGTGTCCACACGCTCTGACCCATAACCATCAAATCGTATCAAACCTAATACGAGCTGAGGTGTGGGAGATGCAGCAGCCACAGTGATTGGATCGGGTAGTGCCATAGACGACTCCTAGTGAGGTTGGTAAGTAAGACGCGTACGTCTTACTTGATCTTTTTATTGAGGCGAGTTTGTAAGATCGCCCCAATAATGGATTGCTGATACGGAGACAAGTCTTCCGGTCTCAGCGTCGATTTCACACCAAAACTGGCAGGTATGTTCTTTCGAACAATACACTTGTACTCCAGAACCGCTGGAATCACCCGTCTTATCGGGACCAGTGTCTCAGTAGTAATAGGTGTATCGAAGTTCATTCTGAACATCGTACGATGCCGGTTATCAAACTTACACGTTGCTTCGGTGGTTATACGGCCGATTGTTACACCGGTCGTAACACCCCAGTTGATCAGTGACTTGTCTGTGTTAATATTGTCGATTAACTCGACATAATTGCCCAGACCAGTAAACCAATCAACTAGCCACGTCCACGGCACTAGATTATAGATGTCCGTAGGCGATAACGCGAAGCCTAATTTGCGTAGGAATAGATCCCTACGCAACTTCGGGACCCCTACTTCGGGGAAGTCGAATGTCAGGTTCATAACTGTCCTGACCTCGTGCTCCCAAGTATGACGAGTTGCGGTCGACTCAATAACATCGAGAAGACCCATACCCGCCACAATTGAAGTGGGGTTAAACGTGAAAGCAGGAGTCGTCGACCCGTCCCCAGCGAATCTCACGCTGCGGCGGACCGTTGTGGGGCGCCCTTTCCGGGCCATCAAGTAATTGATGTCCTTGACGACCTTCTCGGGCGCTTCCAACAAATCCTGGACTGCCTTATACGTCGTCGCCCATCCGAACCAGAAGGATAACCACTCTTCTGGAACGTGCTTCGAAGACTTAGCGCGCTGAATGTCAGACGCTAGTTTCCGAGGCATGCGACGAAACGCTGACTCGAAGTCTAACAAGGTTCGTGCTAAACTAAACACGGACCGAGGTAGATCTTTGAGTTCAACAACGTTCCTTGCAAGGGTATATCGCTGAGAACTAGCTAGCGAAGTCGCTAGCTGCTTCGATAACCGGTTAGTTATCGCAGTGTTCGTTCTCGCAATAGTGTCCGTTCGTAAGGACGTCATACTGGCAGCCGGGAAGTACGCAGCACCACCAGTGGTCCGTTTGACGTAGTTGCCCACTTGGTTCTGACTGATTGTCAGACCGCACAGGCTACTCGCATTTTGGCCCTGGTAGGTATCGATCCGATTCACGAAACGTTCAGGAACATTGAGTGTGTAAGAGAAACTCTCAAACTCACCCATATCCGAGCCCGCTTCGCGAGTCCGCCTAGTGGTATCCTTACTTGTCATCGTCAATTTAGGCCTATCAGTAAGGGCCGTGTCGACGGTGAAGAAAGTAGAATGACCAGTAGGTACAAGAGGAGCACAGGTGGAGGGGTTAACCCCAGCCGTAGCGCTGGTATACGCTTCATGCCCAACTAACCGCCTGGAAGGGTAGTTAGCTGCATCAGCCTTTACTCTTGTTCGATTAACGGGTGTAACCCGCGCCGATGCCAACGCAAATCGACTTGTGGGGTCAAACGTAAGTGCGAATGACCTTAAAAGCGAGTACGGTAGCACCGAGAACGCGAGACGTTCCATCCCGTTAGCATGCGTCACAGCATACTTGTATTTGATGCGGAATAACTCTTCCGCTAGATGAGCGTCAGGCGTCACGTAGCTTTTCTGGCCACGTGGGCCTGGCGACCAAACAAACACGGTATGCTCTCCTTTGAGACAGTGGTGTGAATGGGCGAGAAAGAGTGCGTGCACTCA